TATAGTTAATCTAGATGGATTTAATAATTTCTGTTCGTTCATAGTAAACGTTATCTTACCTTTACTAATAGTCTGGTCTTCAACTTCTACTCCATCTAAAAATGCTTTTGCTAATACACCATTTCTACTTAAACTTGCATATGTGTTTATAGTAAAAACTATAACTCTAGGTTGTATGTATGGGCTTGTGTAAGGGTCAATAGAATAAGGAGGAACATACGCACTTCCACCACCGCCACCTCCTCCGGCTGATGTTAATACAGAATCACCTATACCTCCCGGATTTATACCAATGGAAGTATAATCGTTAGCTAATTCTTCTACAGTTTGTTGTGCCATTTTAAAAATTATTTAACTCTATTTTTTTTAATTATTCCGGCTATTGATGAAGGAGTTCCACTTTTATCAGTACCTAAATCCGTTGCTATACCACTACCTGTAGAGCCTCCTCCTACTAATCCTTTATTCTTTTTAGCTCCAAAAAACTTAGATATTTTGTTTTGATTTAAATCTCTACCTAAGAATCCTGTTCTCTTTTTTCCTTTTAATCTTCCAATGAAACCACCTCTTTCATTTACAACATCGGATACATCTGTTGCCGGTGTTTCCATAACAGGTGTCTGAATTATTATAGGTTCTTCAACTCCAGGAATAATAACTTCTTTTTTAATTATAGCTGTAACCGCATCTTTAACCTCTCCATATGTTGGGATTGAAACAGATACTCTTTCTACCTTAACATTTTCAGATACTTTATCGGATTCTAATTTTTGAATTAAATTAGTAAGATTATCTAAACTTTGTTGAGTAGTTGCATCTATTACAACTTCTTCTAATAAAGTTCTAGTAGGAAGATGAAACTCGCATGCTTCTCTAAACTTTTTTCCTAATAGATTGATAATATCATTTTTATTGTAATAAGTAAAATCTATTTCATCACCAAGTGGTTTCCCAAATTCATTTCCTCCTATTACTGCATTTTTATGTAGTAAAGTATGTCTAACTGATTCTTTCATAGATTCTAAAATCTTTGTAAAAAATTGGTCATAGTTTTGGATACCAAATTCATATTGTATTCTATCTATATAATCTTTAGATTTAGATTTTGAAAAAGATGATTGTAAATCTGCTACGTTCAATCTGTTTATTATTTCATCTATCTCCGAATAAACTTCATCGCCACTAAATTTACCATTTACAAAACTACTATAAGCTTGATTTAAATCAATCATTATATCAACTTCATATGGATTGGTTTCGTTGAAGTTATTATATGGTAACAATCTTAATTCACTTCTAGATGGAGAAATCTGATGTATCCACATTCTATCCATTTCTATATTACTACCCACTCTGTTATTTACAAAGTTGAATTGAACTCTAAATATTCCAGTATTATACCCAGCTTCTTTAACCAATCTTTTTACATCTATTAAAAATCCACCACCATCATATACCTTATCTATAATATTTTCACTTCTTATTATATAATCCTGAATTTCGGAAGATGGTATGTATCTAACATTTCCATAATCTTTTTGCTCTAATACATTATTACTAGAATCATATAATAAAAATTCCAATACATCATTATTGCCTATATCAAACGGAGTTGGTATAAATCCCTTATCTATTAACTTAAATTCAGTTGAACTAAGTTCTGTAGTTAATGAAGTTCCCTTCTTTAATACATCATCAATATTTTTAAATTTACTTAGTGCCATAATTTTTATTTTTTATGTCTCCACATATTAGCAGTAAATGATAATTCTCCGTTTGGTGTCGAAAATACCACACTTCCTCCATAGTTTTCACCTTTACTACTTATTCCGTTGAATTTAGGATAATCTACTTGAAGTGTTATATCTACTTTTTCCTGTGGCTTAAGTGTTATTATAGATGGGCCGTTAATCCAAACTAAATTAGCATTTTTCATTTTCATATTCACTGTCACATCCTCTAATGTAGTATTGAATAATTCAACGGTTGGGCCATTTAACCAAGTACCAGATGCACTCTTGTTTTTATAATCAAAATATAAATCAGCTAACTTCGCATCAGATTTTTCTACCACTCTAGCAGTTATATCTGCACCGGCTTTAGCTCCCTCCGCTAATCTTGCATTTTTACCATTCAATTGTTGAGTTAAACTATCTACTTGTTTTGCAAGAGATTGAACGGTTGCACTCTGACCTTCATTTCTAGCTTGCAATGAGGTTCTATCAATTCCTTCTAAAACAGAACGCTGTAGTGATGTTTGTAATGTATCATTTACTAATGCAAATTGTTTTCTAAGTTGTTCCGAGTTGGATTCTGCAGTTACTCTAAGTAATCTCTCATTATCCAATTGAACATCCAACGATGCTGATATAGATGTTAACTCCGATACTTGAGATTGAAGATTTCCTATTTCAACTGATTGTGATGCTATTGTTTCGTTTGCCAATTCTAATGAACGAGTTACCTCATTATAGATTGGCCTAGGAACTAAATCTAATTCGGTTTCCTCTCCTTCCGGTATCAATTCAAAAACACTTACATCAATTGCCTTTTTTAATTCATCAGTATTATATACTCTTTTTTTAGATGGTGCATATACAAATCCACCTTTAGCATTATTTACGGATGTTTCAAAGTATGGCGTGTTTTTATCTCTAGCAGCAAAAGAACCACTATCCTGTAAAGATTTTTTAATTAATTCAAATTCCATTACTTAACTATAAAGGTTAAATCATCTTCAATAAATTCACTTATACCATTTCTAACTATCTTAAATAGTAATCTATATACTCTATTCTTAGGAAAATTAGAAGTGTCTAAATTAATATAATTACCATTCGCATCACAACTGATTTTTGTGTAATTCGAAAAATCTATTAAATTAACTTTTGTTATTTCGTCTCTAACTCCATAATATGAAGTTTGGGGTAAATATTTAATATCACTATATGAAAATGCGTTTGTAAAAGTTTTAGTTGGATATAAACTCCTTCCTATTATTTTTATTTTAACTTTATTACCCTCTCTATAATTATCTCTTAATTCTTTACTTCTAACTATAATCTGTGAATCAGTTAAAGCTGTAAGAGAGCCTGTTATAAATTGAGAATCATCCCATTCTAATTTAATAAGTGGTTGAAATATAGTATTTGTTTCCTTTGAATAATATCTCAATACCCCATAATCCAATGAAGAACTTTCCGCAGATGATGTATGTGATAATCTAATTCCATAATTATCAGAAGTTTTCCAATATTCATAGATGGATAGGATATCCATATTAATATCTGCACCAACATATGTAAAAGTTTGCGCAGCTTCTATATTTAAATTTACTTCACTCTGATTATCCCAATTTATACCATCGGTTGCAATATTTTCAGGCAATTGTTTGCCCCTACCCATTTCCCAACTTTCGCTTACTGGATATCCATAAATAGAATAACTTACTGCTAGTTCTTCTGGTTCTATAAGATTTAAATGTAAAGTTGCAGATGATGCAGTTACATATAATGGAACATTTTCTATATCAAATTGAATAAATGTTCTAGCATTATCTCTTTCCCCAAATCGTGAATAATGTTTGGATACCGTTAGTATTTCATCTAATCCGGTATTCAATGGTGTGTATAAACTATAAATAGATGCATCTTTTGATGCCGTTACAAAGTATATCATTATATCGCTTTACCTTTAATGTCTTTATCAGGAAACTTAACTTCAAAGACAGATGGGTCTAACGATGGATAGATAATCTTATTCTTTGTTGCCGCTTTTATATCGTAACTATTTCTAGCATATATTCCACCACATTTATTAACTATCTCTACACTTTGAACTGATGCAACACCTTCTACCATAGCAAGTGTTAATTCTATATCGGAAAGATTAATTGGTTGGTTGAACTGCCAGTTGTTTACATCAAAGAATGTTTTTAACTCATTAATACAAGTTAAAACAATCTCTCTTTGATTAAAATTCTTATATGTAGTTATTTCAAAGTTAACACCAATATTAATAATAAATCCATCTATTATGTTAATACCATCGGTTAACATTCTATATTCATTTATATACGTCTTTAAATTTTCTTTAACTGCTCTATTAAGATTAGTTAGATTTCCATTAGAATCATATCCCAATGTATATAAGTTAATTGCAAATGGATTTACCAATTCAGCATTCTGAGTTGTTTTCTGAACAAAACTTCTTACTATATCTTTAATCTCCGTAGTTGAAGGTAAATTTCCTCCCTGAGAAATAGCATATGTTGAAATAGTTTTAACGATATTAGTAAACTCATCCAAATTATCAGTTGAGTTTAAAATACTTTCAGGTGAATTAGAATTTAATGAATTATCCCCTATAGCAAATACTTTAGCAATAGAACCAAACTTAGAAGGCATTGCTAACGCTCTAACTTGATAATCCTTTGCAGTTACTGCTCTATTTTGAGATGCAAAGTTAGCCAATGCACTTTCTCTAATTTCTTCGATAGTATCAACTCCTCTACCACCTTTTGCAGGTATTTCGTTTTCTACAGCTACTGAATTCTTAACAAATGTTAATATTGTTTCATCTAAATCAGAAGTGGTAACCGAACTATCATCAAATACAATTCTAGATATAGAAGTTAAATCCCCCTGAGAAACGTTTGAACTAATTCCTCCTCCTATTAAGTAATTAACAGTTATAGTTGTATTAGCCGGAGCCTGACCGTATGTTTTTGTTTTAAGAAAATTAGTTGGGTCATATGATTCTCCTATTTTATCTATAGAACTATTTAATCCTAATCCTACATTTTTTACATTGGGTATAATCAATTCATCCGATAAAGAACTATCACCTCCACCAAAATTAATTGATGTAGTAAAATCATCATTTACCTTAGTTGTGAATCTTCTACTTGTTTTTAATAGTTTAAGTAAATATGGAACCGTATCTCTAAATTGATATAAATCCGGGTCATTCTGCTCTACATTAGGATAATCAATATATATTGTTTCCTGTGCCAAATACGGGACTTCATAATATTTGTTACCATCTTCATCCGTTACTGATTCGATAGAAATTACATTTGTATTTTCTAACATAATAGAGGAAAATGCTTCTGCTGAACTAAATATTTTTGTAGCATTAGCTTCTGTTGCAGATATCGCCTGTATTTGTTTCTTTATTAAAAAATAATCCGGATTATTTGTTATTTCGTTTACACTATATACACTTATCTCTCTATCAGTAGGGTCATTAAAATCTAAGTTTTCAACCGTTCTAAACGTTATATCTCCGTTTGATGTTGATTTAACCGTTAATCCTGAATCTATTCTTAATAAATATCTAGTATCAACTTGCCCTACCGCATCTGATTTACATAATTGATAAACCGATAATGTGGTTACTGCTGGTGCAGTTGATTTAGGTTTATACCCCAATAGGTTAGCCAATGCAAATACATTTTTTTCCTCACCGGCATATTGTATTAAACTTTCTTTTAATGAAGAATCGGTATAATACCCTAATACATCTCCTATATACGATGCCATTTCTATGAACATCATACCAGGAGAAGTTTCATTAAAATCGTTATAGGTATTAGGGAAATACGTTTTGGAATATTCGATTAGATTTTTTCTAAACGCTTCGAAATCTTTACCTAAATAGGATATATCCCTACTATTTTTACCTATATTCTTATTTGTTACTTTGAATGCCATTATTGGATTACATTAAATGTTACTGTCTCTAAATTTTGTTGTCCCGAAACTCTAAACTTAAGTGTAACCGTAAAGAAATAAGTATCTCTACTTGTATTTGATTGGTCTACCACAATATCTTCAATAGATACATATGGCATCCATTTTTCGATAGCATCTTCTATAGATGATTCAATTTCGGTTTCTAAATCATCTGTATTCGATGAAAAAAGTGCATCATATAGGGTTGTACCAAACTCCGGTTGCATAATTCTCTCACCTTTCCTTGTTAAAATGAGATTCTTAATATTGGATTTAACCTGCTCCGAAGTTTGGTAAGATTGGGCAAAGAATCCACCATTCCCCCTTTGGATTGGGAGAGTGATTCCTATTGCCACCCTATCCTTTTCAGGTAGGTCTTTTACTAACTTAGGGCCGGTTATGATTGCCATTATCTATTTTTATCTTTACTTGCCGCTAAAACCTTTGCACTTCTTGCGATTGCTTTATCTAATATATCGTTTCCTGTACTGATTGGAGCAGATGGATTAGCATATTGTGGTTGCATACCCATTTGTGGATTACCATATCCAATCATATCAGGTGTCATAGTACCATACTCACCATCTGTTCTGGAGAAATTAGGTCTAATAGAGGTTTCGTTTAAAACCTGATTTAATAGAGGATTACTAGAGTATTGTTTATCTTCTCTATCTCTGTTTAAAATTTTGTTAGCTAAATCGAACGGGTCAGCACTTTCCTCTACTAATGATTTAAGAGAAGATTGTTGTTTAACCGGTTGTGATTGCTTAACCTCCGCTAACACCTCTTTTCTTATTTCTTCTTTAATAAGAGAAATTTCCTTTTTTACTTCCTCCTGAACGATTATCTGAATTGCTTTAAATAGTTTGTTCGTGTCCATACATTGTTTGTTGTTTATATAAATATTTAGTTTTATTATTTGGTAAAATTATACTCCTGTGGTTGTGGTAGGTGTAGTAGTAGTTGAAGCAATATCCTCCGAACGGAATAGTAGGGCTTCTTCATTACGTCTCTTAATTAAACCCGGATATACCACATCACCACCACGAATAGGGCCAGCTTGTATCAATGCCGCTGCTGAAGTAAGTTCGCCATCTCTAATAGCTTTTGCTATACCCTTTCTCAAACTACCAACATTATATACATAACTTAGTAATGCAGCTTTTTGTCTATCGTTTAATTTTTCAAAAACATCTTCCGGTATCTGATAACTTTCACTACCAACTAACCTAGCTTTATAGGTATTTACAACTTCATATTGTAACATTTTTAAAGCAGCCTCTTTTGTAGTAGTATCCCCACCGGCAGGTATTTTTTCACCAGTTTGTTTGTAATATTCAGGTGTAGGTAATACTTTTCGTATTTTACCATCACTTCCAATCAATTTATCAGTACCAAATCCAAGTCTATATGCATTCACATCCCAAGTTGCTCTTGCAGTAAATCCTTCTTTTTTAGCAATAAATTTGGCTGCTAATTCTGGCCAAGCTGCGTTTAAATCCAATTCACCTAAATTAGCATCAACTGCTCCACCTGCTCCATCACCAGATATTTGACCACTTTCATATGCAAATATTAAGTCATCGATAGTTTCATAATCTCCTAATTGTGATAATAAGGTTTTTATTTCAATTTCATTGTTTTCGATTATTTTACTTGCATCTATTGTGTATCCAACCCACGGAACTATACCAGGACCACTAGTCTGCGCGGGGGCAATACCATACAAAGCGTTTACATTATATTCACCACTAATAGTTTTAAAGTGGGTTTCTGCGGCTTGAATAAAATTTTCTATAAAAGGCACTACCGTACTTTCAGGCTTAATTAATTCAATAGGAAATGGTACGTTCTGTCCTGGATTTGAACAAACTACAGTTAATGTTTGGAGATTTATAGTTGCTCCAGGAGCAGGTGGTATTATACATTGTTTAACCACCTGAAGTGTAGAACCCGCCCAATATGCCACAAATCCTGCGGTGAATAGTTCAAATAAATTTAATTGTTCACTGCTTACTGATTGTAAATTAAACACATTTTTTATTATGTTTTCCAATGCTATTGCATTACCATTCATCACAGCATTGCCAACCATCATATCACCGGCAGGAGGTGTTTTTACTGCCATATCGTACGCAGTAGCCAATACTTTAGCTAAATCATCCGAATCTGCAGGTAACAACTCCATAGTTGTTTTAACTTGTTGTCTAAATGTATCCCACGGCATATTAGTAAATATTATGGTTTATGTCCAGTTGAAATTTCAACCGCAGTGGATTTCATTTTTACCAAATCCTTTTTTAATTGTTTAAGTTCGGTTAGTGTTCCTGGTTTAATTAAACTCGTTGGTCCAGAAGGAGTAAGTAATCCACCATCAGCTAAATTTATAATAGCAGTGAGTATATCTTCTAAAATTTGTTCCAAATTATTACCCAACACAGCAGGTTGCATTTCAGAATCTCCTAATCTAATTTTACCGGTTTTTCCTTGATATATAGTAAATATCTTATCAGTAGATTGAATATCAATATCTCCCTTTGAATTTATATTAACACCTAAATCAGTATCTACTGAGAATATCCCATCTGTAATTACACCATAATGGCTTTTAGACCAGAATATCATTTCATTCACTCTAGACGAAAATACTAATCTATCCGATGTGATTAATATCTGATTTCCATCTAATGAAGCTGGGTATGCTTCAAACGCATCCGAATTATTTGTAAGTGGACCTGGAAATACAGCTTTACCTGGATTCATTTTAAAATTAGTTCCTACTAATGGTTTTGGTGAACCAGGAATAAAATCTGATTTATATTTACCACTTGTTATAGCAATCGTAGAACCGTCTTTGTTAACACTCTCCTCTACATCACTACCACCTACTAATCCCCCCAATCCACCCTCAGATTGTTTGTTTCGTATTATAATTGTTGGGGAAAAACTACTAGCACCATTATTGTATCCACTCATTCTGATTGATTGTCCAAAACGAGATTGTATTATAGTATCACCTTCATATATCTTTAACCTTTTAATTTTTTCATTTGGCTTAAAATATCCTCCTGGATTTAAAGCACTAGCTATTCCAGTATTAGATGATAATGCCATTGTTTTAAAATCTTTTATGGATTTACTCGGATTTAATACATTACCCAATGAATTAGTTCCAGCTTGCTTAGTATTTGAATTATTTATAGTAACATTAAAATTGTATCTTCTATAATATGGAACTACAGAATCTCCAAAACATTCAACTATTTCATTTTTAAGTGGAATATTTAAAAACATCTCATCTAATGGATATACCAAAAGAGGTTGTTGTGCGCTTGTTGAAATTGGTTTAACTAAACATACTCCTGGTGCAATCGGGTTACCAGATTGGTCTGTATCTGAGTCTAAGTAAACTCTTTCTACTTTAGCTAAGTAGGTTGTACTCTTTTTTGGATTTATCCTATCACCCGTTGTCGATGGGTTGAATCCAGATACGGTTCTTAAAAAATCACTCATTATTTTTTAGTTTGTTCTAATTTCCTTTGTATTTCTTCCAATTCATATTCAATATCATCTACCTTATCCATAGTTTTGGCCTGAACATCTTTTGAAATTTTTTCCAATTCAACCAGTAAATCTTCCTTTTCTTTGTCGGATAATAATCCACCATCATTAGTTCCCTTATATTCCATAGCAACAAATCTTTGTCCAATTGTTGCTAATCTAATTAGGATATCATCGTTCTCTACTGAGAACTTAACCAAGTCTTTGATAACCGGTCCAATTGCAGCTATATCTCCTGCATGTCTGATTTGTTTTTTGAATTCCTCAATCAAATCACTTATTTTCTGTTTTTTAGAATGTTGGTTGGAATATATCTCACCGAATAAGTCAGATAACTTCTTTTCTCCAAACATTACGAAATCTGTAGATTGTTGTTTTGCCATACTAATAAATACCTTATTAAATAATTTTTTGTGAATCTATAAATCTATAGAATTCTTCGGATAGTAATCCATATCCTTCTGAGTTTGGATGTTGTGTTCCACGAGTATCCCATCGTTCTTTATGCTCCCATAAATCAGCCCTATTAAACGTATTTAGATACCCCCTAGCGGTTTGTTTTCGGAATTCCCAATAAACTCCACCGTCTATCAAATCCGTCTTGTCATAGTGTGGCAAAATACCCATAAAC